GCGAGGATCAGACAGTCCGATCCCGGCGCCATAGCCTGAGCCGGCGCCGGGATCGCGGCGAAAGCGAGGAGCGCGAGAGCGCCCGTCACGGCGAGAGATCGTCTCATGAGATCCTCCGATGAGTTTGTCGTTCTCCATCTCCGAGCCTACCACAGACATTGAGGGCTTGTCAAGGAGAATCTCCTCGAGGACCTCGAGCTCCGCGCCGGTGGCCGGTTGATAACTCTGTGCATGGCCGGTGGATAACATGTGGATAACATGGGGAGCGGTCTGCATAACTCCCGGCCGGCGGCGAGTTGTCCCCGGCTATCAACACTCGTCCCCAAGCTATCCACAGAGCCCGAACGCCGGAACGTGAGACCCCGCGCGCCGTTGCGAGCGCCGTCCACATATCCCCGGCCCCTGCTACTACTACTATATTCTCTATATTTAGAGATAGAAGAACTACAAAGAGAGAGCTCCCGAAAACCGGGAGCTCTCTCTCGTCTCGAGGGACGGATCGAATCTACTCGGAGCTCTCCTCGAGGATCTCGATCACCGTCGGGAGATCCCCTCCCCGATCGGCGAGCTCCTCGAGCTCGAAAACGCCGGCGGCCTGACAGACGAGGAGCGCGGCGACGGCGCCGGTGATCCCCGCGATCGCGATCAGACTGAACCCGCGGAGAATCGTTCGGATCATGATTCCCTCCCGTCTGAGAGGGGAACCGGGAGACGCCGTCGAGGGCTCAATGGGGATTCCTTGTCGGCATCGGGAGACGGCCCCCCTCTCGATCCTGCTAGTCGGCCCGTTGTCGATCGACGTTCCCGTCGTCGAGAGAGAGATCGATAAACGAGATCAGAAACGCGAGCTCGTTCTCCCCGGTCTCGAACGAATGACGGACGACGGGCCCCACGTTGACGCCGATATGCTCGGCCCACGCGACGCCGACACCCCACTCTTTGAGATCGCCGAGACGATACGTGAGACCGAGGACGCCGGCGGCCGGCCCCGCGTCCTCGTTTGGATTGATCTCGAGCCCTCCCTCGACCGCGAGCATCTTATAGCCCATGATCGGGATCGTCGCGAATCCCGTCCACTCCTCCGTCTCGGCGTTCCACATGATCCCCGAGCGGAGATTGAGTTGAGCGAACCAATCCGCGAACGGATCCGGCTCGACCTCGGCCGCGACCTCCTCCTCGACGACGGCCTCCTCTCCCGCCGGCTCGACGGGAACCTCCTCGCCGTTCCCGAGACAGACCGCGACGGGAACGAGCGAGATCATCGCGACGAACACGATCACGATGAGCCCTCTCATGCTCTCCTCCTCACGTTGGGCGGGACCCGGCCCTCGGCCGATTCCGGAAACCGGGACCCGCGCCGACGTCGTCAGCCGCGAGCTAGACGACGAATCAATCGAGGCCGGAGCCTATCATCTCGCCGAATACGAGTCAAGAGAGGACCTCAGAGCGACGATCTCCCGCCGGCGAGATCCCCGGATCCGCGTCGGATATAGATCCGGGCCCGTTTCGCACCCGATCGGGACGGATCCGAGCTCCATAGAGCCGCTCTGAGCGACGATCTCCCTCGAGGCCGGCCCCATTAGCGGGAGCCCGTCCGATCGCTCGGACGGGCTCCTCCCTGAGCTCAGAGAGCCTCTCCGCGGCTACTACCAACCCCGGCCCGGCGCGCGCTCCGCGACCTCCCGGAGCTCGATCCAGACGAGCCGGACGCGAGCGGCCGCGAGCGCGACGAGGATCCGGATGAGCTTGCCGGCGGCGAGCGTCGAGAGCCGGGCGAGAGCCCGGAGCTCGTTGAACTCGACACGCGCGAGAAATCTTCGATCCATGATCTCCTCCTCTGCTAGTCCGAGAGGATGCTCCCGACGAGCACCCGGACGACGACGTAGGCGAGGACGAGTCCTCCCCCACAAACGAACGCGATCGGCTTGAGCGGCTCGAGAACCTCGAGGACCTCCGTCAGCGTCGCGATCATGATCTCCTCCTCGTTTGAGCTCTTGTCATACCCGGAGATCTACTCATGCAAGAGCCGAGCCAATCGGCGAATGTAACAGCGCCGGGATCCTCGAGACCGGCCCGGCGCCGGGGATCCCCGCCGGCGCTCGAGCTCCATAGAGCCGCTCTGAGAGCCTTTCTCCTCGAGGCCGGCCCGATACACCGGGAGCCCGTCCGATCGCTCAGACGGGCCCCAAACGGAGCTCAAGGGACCCGGATCCGGGCCCCGCGAGAGCGTCCTCCTCGCGCGTCCTAGCGGAACTCGATCCTCCGACCCCGCTTGACGTCGGCGGCGAGCCTCCGGCCGGCCGTTCTCCAAACCGCGGCCTCGGAGACGTCGCGATCGACGGCGATCTGTTTGAGCTGATCCTTGAGCTCGCTCGGGAGCCCAAAGAAGAAATCGACGTCATTTCGGCGCTCGCGTCCGTTGCTCATGATCTCCCCCCCTCGACCTGAGCTCCCCGGATCATCGCGATCTCCGCGTCCTCCCCGGTGAGCTTGACCATTCCCTCGACCTCGTTCCCGTCGCCGCCGGCGTAGCCGAACGCGCAGAACGCGAACCAACCGGCGTCGAGCTCGACCGGCCCGTCCTCGAGAGGCCGGACCTCTTTTCCGCTTGTGAGGACGATCGTCGTCCCCTCGTCAAACCTCAGATCCGCGACGTTGATCCTCATCGTGAGCTCCTCTCTCAGATCCCGAGCTCGCGCGCGAGCCGCTCGTTCTCGGCCGGCGTCGCGAGGACGGCGTCTTTGTAGGCGTTGACGATCGCGAGCTCGAGCTCATGCTCCGAGAGCTCGCCCGGATCGTCGTGATTGCTCCGGATCCATGCCTCGACGTGACGGGGATCGATGAGCCCCGGCTCCTCGCCGACGGCCGTCCGGAGCGTGTAACGGATCTCCTCTTGGAGCGTCCGCGTCGCGCTCATCGTGAGCTCCCCTCTCCGGCCGCGCGGATCCGATCGTCCATCGTCCGCTCGTCTGTGAGGCCGGCGACGAGGACGAACGGGAGCCGGCCGAGATTCGGAGCCGTGTAGGAGACGAAATCCTCGACGCCTCGACGCGCCTCCCGGATCCAACGATCGATCTCGATCGCCTCGTCGACCCCGACGGCCTCGAGGAGCGCGCGGAGCGTCTCCTCGTAGTCCGGCCGGCGGGAGAGGGCGAGCAAGACGTGACGGAGCGCGGCGACGGGCTCGGGCCCGATCGCGGCGTGACCGGCGATCCCGACGAGATTCCGGGGATCCTCCGGCTCGAGCTGTGTGATCGGCGTTCTCATGATCTCCTCCTAGAGTCCGAGCTCGCGCGCGCGAGCCTCACTCACGGACGGCGCGCGCGAGATCGCGAGATGATAGGCCGCGACGACGGCGGCTTGGAACTCCTCCGGATCGAGCGCGGAGATCTCCGCGTCCGCGTCCCGGAGCCATGCCTCGACGTGACGGAGATCAACGCCGGCGAGCTCCTCGCCGAATCGATCTCTCAGAACGTCCTCGATCGCGGCGGCGTAGTCGCCATCGACGCGCCACGGCTCGAGGCAGGCGGCCATCGCGCCGGCGCCGTCGTAGATCTCCTCGAGGATCGACCTCCTCGAATCCGGATCGCTCGCCGGGACCTCCTCGGCGTAGCAGAACACCCGTTGAGAGAGATCGCCGAGATCGAATCCCATTCCCGCCGGTGGATCGACGAGGAACTCTCGAAACCCCTCCTCGACTGTGCAACCGTAGCGCCTGAGGATCGCCCGGACGCTCGCGATCGTGATCCGTTTCGGCCTCTTGCTCATACTGATCTCCTCTCCGGGGAGCGGCGCCGGCGGCTTGGGACGCTCATCGATCTCGATCCGGCTCCAATGCTCGAACGTCTCGGCGTCGACGTAGACCGGACCGTCGGCCCAATGGATCCAACGGACCTCGACGCCGCGCGCCGTGATCCCCGTCACGCGCCCGAACCGGCGCGAGCTCTGATCATGCTCCTCGATCATCCCGAAGATATCGCCCTCGTTGACCCGGACGCCCTCGGCGTCGTAGATCGCCGGCGGGACGGCCTCGCCGTTCTCGTCGAGCTCGATCGTCACGTTGCGGCCGCTCAGAACGAGGACCGGGCTCTCGACGTCCTCGATCCCGGTGATCGTGAGTCCGCTCTTGCGCTCGTTTCTCGTCTCCATCGTCAGCTCCCCTCGCTTTGGGGAGAGGAGCTCGAGCTCCTCTCCCCGGTGATCCTGCTAGAGCTCGAACCTCTCGCCCGTCAGAACATCGATCACGGTCTCGCCCGGACCGAACGCTGCGAGCATCTCCGCGCGCTCCTCCGCGCGATCGGCGTCCGTCATGCTCGCGCGCGCCGCGCGCCGGCGAGCGACGATCTCGTCGAGCTCGCGATCGAGCGCGTCCCGATGAGCGTCCGTGACCTCGATCCCCGCGGTCTCGAGACATTGGATCGGAACGATCGCGCCGTTGGAGATCCAAGTATGGACGCCGTCGAACGTGACCGTCGCGCCGTCGCCGATGTCTCGGAGCATCTCCTCGCGCTGCGAGACCGGGAACGACTTGCTCCGACAGAGCTCGCCGTCGGAGTTGCGCGTCTCGACCTTGACCTCGTCGCCGTCGACGTAGGTCCGGACGTTCCATCTCCGGACCTCGTTCTCGTCGTCGACCGAGACGAACGTCTCGAGCGTCGAGCCATCCTCGAACACCGAACGGAGCGACGTGATCGAGCGCGTCGATCCGTCCATCCTCATCTCGTTCCAGCTCCGCGTCGTCTGCTTCGTCGTCTCCATCTCGTCCTCCCTCGTTGAGCCCTCGCCGTCTCCCTAACCTCTAGCCCTGTTATAGCCCTTGCTCCTATACCCGTCAAGAGCAAGAACGCGGCCAGATCGGAAATGTAACGACGCCCCCCAACCGAAATCGGGGAGCGTCTAAACGCCCTAGCTGTGGGGATTTCCAGACCCTCTAGGAGACGAGCCCGAGCCTCCCTTGGGGATCTGAGGACCTCCCGCCGGCGGGAGCGGCCGCGAGCTCGCGTTTCGCGAGGCCCTCGTGCAGAACGCGAGGATCCTCCCCGGTCTCCCATGACTGAACGAGGGCGAGCATGATCAGACAGAGCGCGACGAGCCCGAGCCTCATGATTCGCCGTCTCCTCCTCCTCCCGGAGCCTCGACCGCGGAGTCGAATCGGCCGATCGTCCCTCGAGCCGTCGGCTTGGCCGCCGGATCCTCGTCGAGCTCCTCGCTCCCGTCGACGTCGACGGCTCCCTCGAGCTCCTCAGACGACGGCCCTCCTCGATCCAGCTCGAGAGCATGGACGCTGACGAGATCGGAGATCCCGTCCGCGATCCGCTCGGCCATCTTCCGTTTGCCGGCGGGACGGTCGAGCTCGACCTCGATCGCGTCGACGAGCGAGGCCCGATCGAGCTTGAGGATCGCCCGATCGTCCCCGACCTCGAGGATCGGCGACTTGGCGCCGAGCTCCTCCCGGATCCCATCGAGCGCGTGTCCGAAACCCGTATGCTCCGGCGTCGTCTTGAGATCACCGCGACGACGCGCGTCGACCGCCTTGATCGCGTCGGCTACGATCCTCCCCATTGGATCCTCCCTCCGTCTAGGCGCTCTCGGACGGTCCGAGAGCGCGAGTCTTGTAGATCTTGACCGCCCGGCATCCCGGCCGCCGGCATCGGGCCCGGAACGAGATCCCCGGACCCGCGAGCTCGAACGCCTCCCAATCATGCCGGCCGAGCCAGCATAGGAACGGCGCGCGCCGGCGCCGATTTCGTCTCCCGAGTCTCATGCTCTCCGCCTCCTAGTCGAACAGCCCCCACGGCTCCTCGCTCCGGGAAACTCGTTCCAGAGCTCATGTCTGAGGGACCTCCCTCGTCTGTCCGCGTCCGTGCCAATGAGCCTCCCCGAATCCCCGTCCGAGGAGCGCGCTCTTGAGCCGGCGAGACCAAAACGGCCAAACCCAAATCGTGAGCGCCTTTCGACGACACTCATCCCAAAGATCATCGGGCGAGCCGGTCTCCGTCGACGTGTCGAACGGCCGGCCGGCTTTCTCGTATTCGTAGAGCGACGCCCATGAGCACATCGGATAACGCTCCATCCGGCAGAGCCATCGGAAAGCGTAGGCGTCGCCGCGGCCTCCGATCCCGTTCCACGCGAGCGTCAAGAGATAGTCAAGGCCGTGAGCGGCTACCTTGAGGAATCCATAGCTCTTGCCGTAGAGATGCTCCGCGGCCGCGCGGATCTTCTCGCGCTCGACGGCCCCGACGAACTTATGCCGGGCGATCGCGATCGAGTAGCACCGCTCGTCCCCGTAGCTCTCGAGGAGCCGGTTGAACTGGAATCCCCCGGAGCCGAGCGCCTCGGCGATCACATAATCCACGACGGGCCCCCGGTCCGCGATCGGGACCTGATCCTCGAACTGATCGAGCCGGGCGAGATCCTCGAGGGAGAGCCGCTTGATCGGGATCAACTCGTCCTCCGTCTCCCGGATCGCGGCGAGGATCGTGAGGACGTGATTCGCGATCGTCGGCCCTCGATCCTTGGCCGTCGTCGAGCCGAATCGGATCGCGAACGCTCCGAGCCATTCCCACGGCGGCCCGAAAACGTGCCGCTTGACAAACGTCTGATCCCCGCATCTGAGGAGCGGGAGCTCGTCGATCGTGATCACGTTCGGCGAATGATCCGGATCCTCGCGGAGCTCGCGCCGAGAGCGGCGCCGTCCATCTGCCATCGAGACCTCCTATCCCTTGAATCCGTCCATCCATCCCCCGCGCCGGCGAGGAGCTCGACGCTCAAACTCCTCCTCGGCCTCCGGCGGCTTGGCGAGCTCGGCGGCGCGCTCCGGGAGAGCCCGGACGACGGACGGCCCGAGAATGTAGAGCGCCGCGAGAGCGTAGACCTCGAGATCGAGAGCCTCGTTCCGCGCGCGCGTGAGGATCCACTCCCGGACGCTCCCTCGTCCCTTTTTCCACTTGCGGACGGCGCGCTCGGCCGTGATCTGAGCGACGTATTCCTCATCGATCCAGTCGGGGAGATGGACGTAGCCGGCGCCCGGGGTATTGACCCGGAGCCTCGAGTAGACGATCGCCTTGCCGGTATCAACACACAGATTGAACAGATTGACCCGGTATCGATTCCGCTTGGACGGCTTGCCGACGAGCGGCTTGCTTTGCTCCCCGGTCCCCCGGATCGCGAACACGCGCCGGCCGAGACGCGCCGCGGCGAATCGATAGACCTCCTCCGTATGATGCCCTCCCGAGTCGACCGCGACGCATGAGATCGGGACCTCCCTCCCGCTCTCATGCTGGAACGACTGCAAGAGGAAACGATCGAGCTCGATCCAGAGAGCCTCCGTCCCCGGATCGCCGTAGATCGCCTCATACGCGATTAGCCAGCTCTCCTCCGCGGCGCCGTAGCCCTTGACCGCGACCTCGACTCGATCATCCTGTACGTCGACGGACGCGACGAGGATCCCGACGCCCTCCGGGACCTCGGCCTTGTAGGTCTCCCGGCGCTCGAGGAGCGCGTCAGGATCGACGGATTCGCCCCGCTCCTCCCATGTCTCGCCGAGGACCGTGTTGATCCACGTCTTGAGCTTATAGACCTCGCCCTTAGCCTCGAGGAACTCCTCGACTGCGGCGCTCCAAGGGAACCAACCGAGCGGCGAGTAGAGCGACGAGATATGGAATCCGATCGTCTCCCCGTCGCCCTCGGCCATCGCGCGCCACTCACCGGCCGGGAGCATCTCCCGTTTGTGATGCTCCTCGATCAGCGTCCCACACTCGACACAAACGAGCGCCGCGGAGTCGGGCTCCCCCTCCGTCCAACGGATGTTTTCCCAACGGATCCAATCGCGATTCTGACAATGGGGACAGGGAACGAAATAGCGGCGTTGATCGCTCGAGAGAAACTCCCGCTCGATCGCGGAGAGGCCCTTGATCGTCGGCGTCGAGACGAGGAGCTCTTTTCGCCGGCTCCACGTCGGCCCCGCGAGCCGCTTCTCGGCGAGGGAGATCGGATCACCTTGACCGTCGACGTCGCCCGGATACTCGTCGATCTCGTCCGCGAATAGGAAGCGGATCGGCATCGACTTTAGACCCGTCGTTGAGTTAGAGCCGGCGAGCATGAGGACGCCGCCGGGGAACTCCTTGAGGAGAAGCGTATTCCCGGAGTCGCGCGATCGCGCCGGCCGGACGAGCTCGGAGAGCGCCGGCGTCGACTCGATCATGGGATCCAGACGTTGCCGACTGAATCGTCGCGCCTCGTCGACCGTCGGCCGGACGACGAGGATCCCTCCGGGACAACGATCGATGAGATAGCCGAGCCAGTTGTTGCCGGTCTCCGTCTTGCCGATCTGAGCGCCGGCCATGACGACGATCCGACGCGCCGGCTCTCGAGGACCGAGCGAGTCCATGATCTCCCGGAGATACGGCGTCGTCGACGTGCTCCATCGGAGCGCCGCGCGGCCGGCTCGAGTCCCGAGGACGCGATACTCGTCGGCCCATTCGGAGACGGTGAGCCGCGGCTCCGGGAGCCATCCCTGAGCGAACGCGCGCGAATAGATCTCAGCTCCGCTCGGCATCTCCATTGGATAGCTCTCCGCAGATTGCCTCGATCTCTGTCTCGAGGACGGTGAGGATCTCGGCCGGCTCATCGATCGCGGCGAGGACCGCGGCGACGCGCTCGGGGATCGCGATCAGTAGATCTCGGACCTTGCGCGCCGACTCAAACCCGGCTTGCTGGACCTCCGAGACGGGGACGAGGCTCCCGATCTTCTCCTCGAGCTCGAGCTCGGCCCGGCGCGCGAGGGCTTTCTCCCTCCGGGCTCTGTATTGAGCGTAGCTCCCGACCTCCTCGGCGTCCTCGCTCCCGTTCCCGCCGGCCTCGAACGAGATCCGGCATTTCGGCTCCTCGAATAGCGGGATCTGCTCGAGCTCGCCGGCGGCGTCGAGATCCATCGGGACGGACGGCGCCGCGGGATCCCGCCGGTGAGTCGGATCCCCGGTCTCGGCGTTGCTCGGCTTGCTCTGATCCGTGTTCTCGGCCCATTCCCGATCGGCCGTCGAGGGATTGATCTTGACCCCGGTCCCGACCTTGACGACGGAGATCCGGCCGGTCTGGATCGCTTTCCAGACGGCCGCTTGGGAGCATCCCCGGTGACGGGCATAGGCTCTTTGACTGAGTAGATCCACGGATCCCTCTCCTCGGGACGATCTCGAGCTCCATAGAGCCGCTCTGAGCGACGATCTCCCTCGAGGCCGGCCCGATACACCGGGACGCCGGCGCTCCCTCGAGGGTGGCCGGCGACGGGCTCGAGAGACCCCTCTCCGGTCCGGCGGCGTGACAACCTCGCCGGCCGTAGGTTGTCACCACTCTAGCACACGGAACGAGCTTTGAGCGAACGATCTCGCAGAGAGGTCCATTCTACGGGCATCTCCGGGAGAGCGGCCGGGCGCGAGCTCCGGGATCCCCGGTCGGCCCGGTGACAACCTGTTTCCGGATCCAGCGACGATAGGAAATGGACGGTCGCCGGAACCA